AGATTCTGAAATAGAAGAAATTGATATGCAAATTGAGGATGAAATTCAAAAAGGAATTATTCCTGATCCAGCATCATTAGATCCAATAACTGGAGAACCATTACCTCCAGAAGGTGATCCAAATATGGATCCAAATATGGCTGCTGATCCTATGTCAATGGGTGAACAACCTATGGATCCAGATATAACAGCACAAGCACAAGCAGTTGATGCACAGTATCAAAAAGACACTAAGAAGGCCGAGTTATAAATATAGGTATATATTTACTATAATTTAATCTTATGGAAGATCTTGTGGATTTGATTGCTACTGATGCAAGTGCAAATGATGTATCTGATCGAATAAAAGATATATTGTATGCAAAGTCAGCAGAACGCCTTGAATATGCTAAACCAGTGGTTGCAGATTCAATGTTTGGTGATGCTGAAGCAGGAGCAGAAACTGAAGTCGGTGATGAAACTACAGTAGAACCAGAGGAATCAAACGAAGATGGCTAGACTATTATTAAAAGGCGAAGAAGCAGCATTGGGTACTAACACTGCTGGTGCTAATATTTTTAGTAATGCGAAATTGGTTCGTGTAGTAAATACAACCTCCAATGCTCATCTAGTTACACTAGTGGCAGCAGTTGGTGGATCAACTCTTGGTTCATTTACTTTACCTGGTGGTGGAGTAGTTGAATTGGAAAAGGAACCATTAAATGGTGTCTTTGCTGCAAACGCAGGAGTTAAAGCTGCTGCTATCGGATACACAAATTAAGAACAATGAAACTAATCACAGAGGAAATTTCTCAAGTAAAAATTATTACTGAAGGTAGAGGTGCTAAAAAGCAACTTTACATTGAAGGAACTTTTCTACAAGGTGGAATCAAAAACCGTAATGGTAGAATGTATCCAGTAGAAACTCTTTCTCGTGAAGTAGGTAGATATTGTGAGAACTTTATTAAAAAAGGTCGTGCTTTAGGAGAATTGGGTCATCCCGAAGGTCCTACAGTAAATCTTGATCGTGTTTCTCATAAAATTACACAACTTGAACAAAGTGGTAATAATTTTAAAGGAAAGGCAAAACTTCTAGAAACACCTATGGGTAAGATTGCAAAATCTTTACTTGGTGAAGGTGTTATGTTAGGTGTTTCATCTCGTGGAGTTGGATCACTTAAAGAAGATCAAACTGGTTGTAAAGTAGTTGGTGAAGATTTCCAACTAGCAACTGCTGCTGATATAGTGGCAGATCCTTCCGCACCAGATGCTTTTGTTAATGGAATTATGGAAGGAAAAGAGTGGGTTTGGGATGGAGGAATACTTCGTGAACAACTTGCAGAGAAAACCAAGAAGTCAATTAACACATTGGTAACTCAAAATAGATTAGAAGAAAGGAAGTTGAGTCTATTCAACGATTTTCTAAATAATCTGTAAATTTAATAAATCTATAAATAAGTATAGATTCTTAACGTCCAGGTAGCTATTTAACACGAAATGGAAAACATCGAAGAAAACCAGGTCACTAAAGGTGCAGCAAGTGCTCAACCATCAGAACTAGGTGGTGTGCCAGTTGAAGATTTAGGTGGACCTACCCCAGAAAACTATCGTCCAGATGACGATTCAGCAAAACTCAAAGATCCAGCATCTACTCTTGCTCAAGTAAGAGATGTTGTTAACGCAAAGGCAGCAAAAGCCGAAGCAGTTTCTGATGAAATCGAAGATGGGCAAGAAGTAGTTGCCGAAGATGAAGTTGCTACTGATGAAGTAGTTGCTGAAGAAGAATCTTCAACAGAAGAAATCGTAGCCGAAGAGGAGACTACTGAAGAGGAAGTAATCGAAGAAGAAGAAACCTATGACGTTGACGCAGACGTTCAGGCACTTCTTGAAGGAGAAGAACTTTCTGAAGATTTCCAAAACAAGGCACGTACAATTTTCGAGACCGCAATCAAATCCAAGGTTAGCGAGATCAAAGAAGAACTCCAAGAGTCTTATGCTAATGCTCTAGTAGAAGAACTAGACACAATTAAAGCAGGACTTACTGAAAGAGTAGATTCTTACCTTGAATACGTTGCAGATGAGTGGTTCCAAGAAAACGCTCTGCAAGTAGAAGCAGGTCTTAAAACAGAAATGACTGAATCCTTCATGGAAGGTATGAAGTCACTATTTGAAGAACATTATGTAACTATTCCTGAAGAAAAATATGATGTACTTAATAGTATGGTAGATAAGCTTGATGAAATGGAAGGTAAACTCAATGAGCAGATTGATCGCAATGTTGCTCTTAATCGCAGATTAGCAGAGTCTACAGCGGATGTTATTTTCGCTGATGTCGCAGAGGGTCTAGCAGACACTCAAAAAGATAAGCTCGCTACACTTGCCGAGAATGTTGAGTTTGAAAGTGAGACAGACTATCGTGAGAAACTAGCAACACTTAAGGAATCTTATTTCCCAAGTAAGCCAACCGCTACTAAAGCAGAAAGTCTATCAGAGGGCGTAGATAATTCTGGAGAGGATATCTCTGGTTCTATGGCCAATTATCTGAAAACACTGAAAGCAGTAGCACAATAACTGAATTTAACATTAATCAAACAAAACACTAAATTTTAAGGAAAAGCAAATGTTCCATTCCGAACAGTTGCAGGAAAAGTGGGGTCCAGTACTCGACTATGATGGTCTTGATAAAATCGAAGACAAGCATAAGCGATCTGTTACCGCAGTCCTGCTAGAAAACCAAGAAAAATTCCTCAAGGAGACCCAAGCATTTGAGCAAGGTGGTTCACTCCTAACTGAGGCAGCACCAACTAATAGCACAAACTCCGGCGCAAATGCTGGTTTCAGTGCTGGTGCTTCATCTCCTACTGCAGGTTTCGACCCCGTATTGATCAGCCTAATCCGTCGTGCAATGCCTAACTTGGTCGCTTATGACCTTGCTGGTGTTCAACCAATGAACGGACCTACTGGACTTATCTTCGCAATGCGTTCACGCAGAGATAATCAGACAGGAACAGAGACCTTCTACGATGAAGTTGATTCAAGCTTCTCTGGACAGGATAGTGGAGACAACCTTACTCAGGGTCTTTACACTGGAGAAACTTCTGACGGCGTTGCTGTTGGTTTCGGTACTACTGGACCTCAGGCAGGTTCAAACCCAGGTGCCTTGAACCCAAGTTCTGCTGCTACTCAAGCTGCATATAACGTTGGTCAGGCAATGAATACAGGTGATGCTGAGGCTCTTGGAGATGCCGATGGCAATCACTTCAACCAGATGGCATTCAGTATTGAGAAAGTTACTGTGACTGCGAAGTCCAGAGCACTCAAAGCTGAGTACAGTTTGGAACTTGCTCAAGACCTTAAGGCAATCCACGGTCTGAATGCTGAAGCGGAATTAGCAAACATTCTCTCAACAGAGATTCTTGCTGAAATTAACCGTGAAATCATCAGAACAATCTACAAGATTGCTAAGACAGGTGCTCAGGCAAATACAGCAACTGCTGGTACTTTCGACTTAGACGTTGACAGTAATGGTCGTTGGTCTGTTGAGAAGTTCAAAGGACTTCTGTTCCAGATTGAAAGAGATGCCAACGCAATCGCACAGGAAACTCGTAGAGGAAAGGGCAACATGATCCTTTGTTCTGCTGACGTTGCTTCTGCACTAACAATGGCTGGTGTACTTGATTACACTCCTGCACTTAATGCTAACTTGAATGTAGATGACACAGGCAATACATTTGCTGGTGTACTTCAAGGTAAGTATCGTGTATACATCGATCCTTATTCTGCTAACGTATCTGCTAATCAGTACTACGTTGCTGGATATAAGGGTTCTTCACCTTATGACGCTGGACTGTTCTACTGCCCATACGTTCCTCTACAGATGGTTCGTGCCGTTGGTCAGGACACATTCCAACCAAAAATCGGGTTTAAGACTCGTTATGGTGTTGTTGCTAACCCATTCGCTGAAGGTGATGCATCTAGCGTTGGTGCTGGTGCTATCAAGGTTAACTCAAACCGTTACTACAGACGTGTTACTGTTAACAACCTCATGTAAGCAAGACGCTTATATTTCAACAAAGCACTCCTTCGGGGGTGCTTTTTTTGTCTAAATATACCAGGAGACCTGTGT